TGCCACTGTCAACGAAATAACAACCAACCGGAAGCCGACCGAACAGCAAAAGTATCCCGAGCCTAAAAAAGAAATCGACATGACCGCTGTCGAAGCTGAAAAAGAACTGCTCGCCCTCGATCTGGCCACTGCGTCACAAAAAGAAATGGCCCGTCTGGCCCGCGTCTTAAAAGCAGAGGTTAGTGATTTTAAAGCTGTCACCCTCCGGAAGTATCTGCAAAAACGGCTCTGGATCAATGAGCTTAAAACTATGCTTAAAGCGGATGGTATTCCTGAGACAAAGGCTGAAATAAAAAACCTTGACAGCATAATCCTCATGCTTATCGATCTTATTGGAGAGGAACATATTCCGGATGAAGTAAAGCTGCTTGTTTCAGCTCAAAGAGGACTTTTGTACACTGCACTGGATCGTATGGAGGCAGATACTGAGTATGAAGATCTGAAATCCGAACTCGAAGAAAAAGAGTCTGAAAATGAAGACCTGCAGGATCAGGTTTCCGAACTGGAAGAGCAGCTCGAAGAAGAAAAAAAAAGTCCGGAGGCAACGGATCCGGATCCAGCGGCGCCGGTACCGGATCAAAAGTAGTTCAAAAAGAGGCGGAGTATCCGAAAATTAAATGGGACCGGCTCGATAATCCGGACGTTCAAAAGGCAGTAATCATCTACAATGACCGTGTCAACACCTATCGTAAAATGAAGGAGATTGACGCGGTCATTGATTCGGAACCAACCGAACAGCGCATCATTGACCTGGCCGAATTACGAAATAGGAACCTGATGGCATTTAAGGAGCTGCAGTCATTCAACGATACCGGCAAATGGCTGAACAGACATCCGCTTCTTACACAACACAGTGTCCGGTATAAGTACATGCAGATGCTTGAAAAGGATCCCGGAGCCTTTTTGGAAGAGTTTACCAATACAGCTAACAATGTGAGCCGATATGCCAGCTTCCTGAACAACAGCAAGCGCCCGGACGAACAGCACGAAAAAGACCGCAAAAACCTGAAAAAGCATCAGGAACGTGAGTCGATCATGAAAGAGATCCTTGACGAATTCAAAAGCCAAAAGCCATGACAACGGAACAGATAAATCAGATAATAAGATGGGGCCGATTCAATATTCCTCCGGCAAAAATGGCGATCATGCTAAGACTTACCCTTGCCGATCGCGAGGCGTTCATGTTCAATTTCGATAATCCTGACAGCGAGATCCGCCTTGCCTGGGAAGAAGGCCGGACCCTTGGAGAGATTGAAGTTATGGAATCGCTGGAGACCTTTGTACAGGCAAAAGAAGAAGGATCCGGAGAAGCCGCAAAAGCGTTGGGCATCATCAAAAAAAGGCAAACGATCAATCAACTTAAACGGGACCTCTTCGGATTATGAACTACCTGGAACGCATAGAAGCTATTCACCCGGAGATCGTCGAGAGTTTTCTGGATACCGGTGTCTCAAAGGCCATCCCTGAGGACATCCAGATTCTCATAAAACAACTGTCCTGGGCCGTCGAAATCTGGGAAACGGAGCGGAACATTCACCGGGCCGCCAAGCAGCTTAAAATCCGCATCAAAATGAACCAGGGCATTACCCTTGGACTGATGGCCTGCAAGCAACGGATAAACGATTCCATGCTCTATTTCAACATCAACAACAATGTTTCAAACAAGTATTGGTACCTGGACGCGGCGAATAAGTTTGAGGACCTGATCAAGCTGGCAGTGCTCAATGATAAATACAGCGAAGCCGGCCGGTTCCTCGAAAAAGCTACCGAGTACCGCGTGAGAGCCAACACGGAGATTTCCCTGGCCGATCTTCCTGGGGTCAACTTTTTTATTTCAGATAAGATGACGCTCGATGAAATGGGATTTGAAAAGAAGAGCCTGAAAGAAATCGCCCGGAAACATAACGAGGGGTTCTATATCAAACTGATCACCGGGTTACCCATCGAGAAATCAGACAAACAAAAACTGCTTTACGATGCCGGTATTGAAGACGCTCAAATAATCGAGGAGGTGGACAATGATGGACCTAAATAAAAATGCCGCTTACCTGGCATTCGAAGACTCATACATGAACAAAATGCAGATCAAGGTAAATCTGCTCGATACGAATGTTGTCATTGCCGAAATTGCCCGCGGTGCCGGAAAAACAGAAGGAATTATCACACCCAGGGTTATCCGGGTGGCTCACCAGATGCCTGGTGAAATCACATTCCTGGTCCACAAGACCTACGTGGCCGCAATGACCAATATGATTCCCTCGATCCTGGCAAGCTTTAAACGGCCCGTCGGAGAAAATCAGGAACCGATGTTTCAGGAAGGGATCCATTACGTGTACGGAGAAACAAAGCTTCCGGCACACTTCAAGCATCCGCGCCGGGAGATTGCTTACCCAAAACATTCCCTGGTGATGTATACCGGGCACCAGTTCCAGCTCGTTTCTTCCGATCAGCCGGAATCAATGGCCGGTCAGGATGCTGTTTCTGCAGTTGTAGAAGAAATGAAGCATCAAAAGGGCGTGAAGGTAAAGACCAGGATCTTCCCCGGCCTCCGTGGGTCTCCTTCTCACATCAGAAATAATTACCTGTATCAGAGTATAACCGGCGTTACCGATGCTGCCCGGGTTGATTTGGGTGAAGATAACTGGTATGAGGAGTTTCAGAAAAACATGAATAAAGAGCTCATCAATGAGCTGGCCACCTCGGCCAAACATCTGAACGACGCCATGGTCGAAAAGATGTATTTCGAGAAGGAGCTGCGGCAGTCAAAGGATAGTCTCCGGATCAACTACCTGAAAAAGGAAATAGCCAAGCGTGAACACATTGTAAAAATATGGGAGCCGATTGTCCGGGCCCAACGCAAAGCGGCAACCTATTACATCACGGCCTCCAGCTTTGTAAATAAAGACATCCTGGGTGCCAGCTTTTTCAAAACACAGTATGAGTCGCTCACGATCGAAGAATTCCTCACTGCCATCTGTAACATCAAGCCCAAGCAGGTGGTGAACATGTTCTTTGGAAACTTCAAAAAGACAAAACACTGCTTCTCAGACAGCTATAAGTACAGCTCCATCCTTAAGTTTGACCTTAAAGACAACTTTCGCCTGACGTCCGGATATCTGAAACATTACAATCCAAAAGAGCCGCTCATCCTGATGTACGATCCGGGGCATTTCTCTTCAGTCCTGGCTGCACAATTTGACAAAAAGTCGAATACATTACGGATTCTAAAAGAATTCTATGTTTGGCACCCAAAACAACAATCGGACATAGCCAGGCTAATCCACGACTTCTTCGCGGAAGACAGCAGCAACAAGCGCATTGACCTCTTTTACGACCGTGCCGGCAACAAACGCCGGGAGATACAGCATAAAATAACAACCGACGCCAAACAGTTAAAGCTCGAATTGGAGGTTTTAGGCTTCCGCGTTCGCCTGCAAAACGAAAAACAACGGACCATTTTCTACTACGAACATTACAAACTGGGACTGATCCTGTTTGGAGAGGAGCGCCGGGATACTCCCCGGGTCCGTATCGATGAAAACGAATGCCCCAACCTGGTCTCATCGATCCATCTTTCACCGCTCCGCCACACCGATGATGGAAAGATCGAACTTGACAAAAGCAGTGAAGACAAAGTGGCGCTCCCATACCAGGCAGGCCTCACAACACAGCTTCCCAGCGCCATGACCTACGGACTTTACGGGCTGTTCTCTAACTTCCTGCCAAACAACATCCGGCGCAAACAAACAATGCCGGATAATATCAGCTCATAAATGTCATTCTGAGGGCAATAATGCCCAAAAAACATAGGAAAAAGCGATAAAAAAATATCAAAATGATAATTAAACTCTTGATTATCATTTTGATAACAGGCCGGAACGAAAAGCTTTAGATTTTTTAACGCTCTTCTAAGCACGCAACGCTAAGTTCCCGGTTCGCCTTGCAAAACCTCAAAAATTCGGGAAATATGAGGAAACGCCCGTCCTGTAAGGGTTTCAGCATGTTGCGATGTAAAACAATGCAATGTGGGCTCCCGGAAGGATAAAGATCGCGATCAGGACAATAATGTTTTTGCATTTCAATTTGTCCTTTCTCCCCCCTGCTGTGCTATCGACATTTGAATCATGAAAGAAATCAAAGGCATCGATGCACTAAGCTTAGCAACGGAAATATCAAAGCTTCCGGATGGTAAGTTCACGATCGTGTTCTTTCCGTACAATTCAACGAAGGGTACGGCATCTACTACCGCACGGGTAATAGAGCGATGCAAGGTCAGGACGCAGCTTCCGGATGACAGGTTCATGCGCGACTCGGATAACTTCTTCCTGTTTGAAGATGAGAACGGGCAGCCAAAGACCTGCTATCGTGTGTTGATTCGTTTCATTGGTTTCTCGTCAGACAACTATCAATTACGTAAAGTAAAGTGGACTTAATATGGAAAGCATAAGCAGGTCCGGCCGCCTTGGCTGGTATAACAATAATGGTACGGTCATGTCATTTCAGCTAGGCACTGATACTCCAAAGGCAATCGATACACAGTACGACTCGATTGACATCAATAAGACGTCAGGGATCCCCATGCCAATCCTCCTGAATGTGGGTAATAACAAGGTGCTCATTAAGGGGAACAATAACCTGCTTCCGGATGAAATAAAGCTCATGTTCGGCACTAACAGGATACTGCCGGAGCTGATCGATAAGCAATACCGGATCCTGTACGGGAAAGGCTTATTTGTGTATAAACAGGTTTTTGAGAATAAGAAGCTGCTCCGGGATTGGCAGAATCAGGAAACGATAGAGAACTGGCTGGGTGACTGGCAAAGAAACGGGCTTGCAGACAGCCCGGAACAATACATAGACAAAGTCATCAAAGACAGTTATTATTTTGAAGACTACTGGATCAAATGGCGCTTTTTTCGCTCGCGGCGCCTCGGATCCATGCCGGTGGCCGGTCTTGAGCATGTTGAAAATTTCCGCGGCCGCCTGGCATCGACAAAAGCGATCGATATTTTTTCGCGGAATTACGTTGATCAGGACTTTGACCGGGTTGTGGTGGGGAACTGGGGAACAGCTTTTGAAACCGGCATGCAGGTATATCCGCGTTTCAGGCAGCATCAGGCTTTTGATTTTGAAACCGCTGTAAGCTACCACAAACACCATACGCCCGGGCAGATCTATGGCGTCAATAAGTTCTACTACGGTATAAAAGACTGGTTGGTGGCCACAAACCGAAATCCGCGCTACATCAATTCATATCTGGAGAACTCGCTGTCTGCAAAGGTGCACGTTATCATACCTCAGGAATGGGTTTCCTATATCGAAGACAAGCTTCAGGGATATTGCGAACG